AAAAGATAGAAATTACTTGACAGCACAATTCTATCCTTCTAGTCATATTATTAAATCTGTTTCTGCTGCTGATACTAGATTATATGTTGAAAATACATATCCAATATTTAAAGATATTGATGATACATCAGGAACAAGAAATAATATTAGAATAGTAGGTCTTGGAACTACAGCAGTTACAGAAGATATTCAAAATGTAACATATTATGGAGATTATGGAATAATTGTTGGTATAGGAACTAGTGCTACTGGTATTGGTTCTACTGCTTGTGGATCTTTAATTTTAGATCTTAAACCTCATTCAAATATTATTAATCTTAGTGGTAAGGGAAGATCTGGTATAACTACTGGAGATTACTTTGTTCTAAAAGATTCCATAATAGGTACTGGTGTAACCTCTCTTGGTATAAACACGAGTACTACAGTTGCTATTGGAACTGCATTCATAGATAATGTCTTCTATGCAAATCATTATGTTTCTGTTGGATCTTCAATTCTTCGTGTATACACCAATGTAAAAGATGTATCTGGAATAATAACATCTACTTTACCAAGTAGTGTTGAAAGATATGCAACTTACAGTTGGGGAGCAATTGACGTTACAAGGACGACAAGTTCTCATGCATTTGAGTTCTTTAATCGGAATGGTACAGTAGGTATCGAAACGTCTGCTCATGTTTCTAGGATATCTCAATTGAGGTCATCTTATTAACTCTTAATCATATAGTATAAATAATCAAAAAACTACAGCAATGCCAGCTATAATCACTGACCAATTTAGAATATTAAATGCTGAGACTTTTACTCAAAGTTTTACTGGAATTGGTACAACAACAAATTATTACTATACCTTCTTAGGACACCCTAATCCAACTAATACTCAAATTGGTGATTATGGTGACAATGCTTGGTCTAGTGAACCTCCAGGTCCTAAAGATTCATTTAAAGAAGAGAATCTTTATTCTGACAGTATGCTTTTCTTGAAAAAAGTTTCATCTGATGATGTAGTTAGGGTAATAAAAAGGAATAACTGGCAACTTGGTATTACCTATGATATGTTTAAGAATGATTATAGTATTGATAATGAAGCATCACAAACAAGTGCAAAATCATTATATAGTGCTAAATTTATTATTGTAAATTCAGAGTATAAGGTTTATGCTTGCATCAATAATGGTGCAAATCCAGAATTTCCTAAAGGTCAAAAATCACTTGCGGAACCAAATTTTGTAGATACTGTTCCAAAAGTAGCAGGTACTGGATCTGATGGATATCTTTGGAAATATCTTTTTACTATTTCTCCTGCTGATGTTGTTAAATTTTCTACAGATGATTATGTTCCTCTACCTAAAAAATGGGGTGATAGTACAACTGCTACTGTAAAAAATGCTGCAGTAAACGGTAAAGTTGAGACTGCTATAATTAAAGCAAGAGGATCATCCTATAAATTAACTGCAGGAAATGCTACAACTGGAACAATTACAAATGTTCCAATATATGGAGATGGTACAGGAGGATTTGCTTCTGTTTCTATAAATGGTGGAGAAGTAGATACTGTAACAGTAACTTCTGGTGGTTCAGGTTATACAAAGGCGTTTATAAAATTTGAATCATCCTTGCTTAGTGCTCTTGCTACTGGATCTGGATCTGGTGCAGAATTTGAAGTTATAGTACCACCACAAGGTGGACATGGTGATGATATCTATAGAGAACTTGGTGGATACCGAGTAATGGTATATTCTAAGTATGATGTAGATTCCGATTATGTTACTGGCAATACCTTCTCCCGTGTAGGAATTGTTAAGAATCCAACTATATACTCTAGTGAAACCGAACCATTTAAGGAGCAAACTGGAACCGCTTTAGGTGCATTAAAGTTAAAACCAGATCCTAGTGCAGGAGCAGGTGCTACAACTACTGGTACAATTTATCCTATTAATGGTCAAATTACACAAACAGTCGGTGTTGGATCTACTGCTATTGGTTATGTTGCTTCATGGAATAAGGACACTGGTATTTTAAGATATTATCAACCAGTTGGACTTACTACACTTTCAGCAGCAGGAAATAAATTATTAAATTTTGCTGGTATCCAAACCTCAATTATTTGTGGTGATGCTGCTTTCTCTGGAGCATCCTTAGTTGTTGACACTGATTTTGATAATGCCAATACAATAACAGTTGGTACAAAGATTTATGAACTTGGTCAAACATTTACTGATGGTATAGCAAATCCTGATGTTAGAAAACATTCTGGTGAAGTTATATACATTGATAACAGAGCACCAATTACAAGATCAACCTCTCAAAAAGAAGAAGTAAAAATCGTAGTAGAATTCTAAAGAAATGACTCAGAACACCAATTTAAATATATCTCCTTACTTTGACGATTTTGACGAGAGTAGGAATTATAGAAAGGTTTTATTTAAACCTGGACAACCTGTACAGTCTAGAGAATTAACAACTCTACAGTCTATTCTTCAGAATCAGATAGAAAAGTTTGGTCAATATTTCTTTAATGAGGGTTCTCCTATAATTCCTGGTGGAATTACATATGATGATCAATATTCTGCTGTAAAGATAAATCCATTTTTCCTCAATATTCCTGTCAAAGAGTATACAAATTACTTAGCAGACAATAATATAAAAATTAAAGGAGAAACTTCTGGTGTAACTGCTGTAGTTGTTAATAGATTGACTGATTCTCAATCTGATGATGGATTTGATACTCTTTATGTTAAATATATTTCTTCAGGAAATCAAGGAAATGAAAATGGATTTTCCGACGGAGAAAATTTAATCACTTTAGAAGATATTGCTTATGATCCAATCATAGAACAAAATCAATCTTTTGCTAAGTGTATTGATACAGGAGCAACATCAACTGGTTGTTCTGCTTCTCTTGATGATGGGATTTATTTTATAAGAGGTTATTTTGTAACTGTATCAAAACAGACAGTTATATTAGATCAGTATTCAAATTCTCCATCATATAAAGTTGGATTAGCAGTTAAAGAAGAAATTATTACTGCATCTACTACTAATTCTGATTTATATGATAATGCTAAAGGTTTTTCTAATGAATCAGCACCAGGAGCAGATAGATTTAAGATTTCTACTACATTAAGTAAAAAACCAATTGATAATGTAAATGAAGAGAATTTTATAGAATTATTGAGAGTAAGAAATGGACAAATAGAAAAATTTGTTGATACTTCAGATTTAAATATTTTTGAACAGGAATTAGCAAGAAGAACATATGATGAATCTGGTGACTATTATATCAAACCATTTGGTATTGATATTAGAGAAAATTTAAATGATAGAATTTCTAATAGAGGATTATATTTAGATACTGAAATAACACAAAATGGTAATACTCCAGATGAGGGTAACTATACTGTTCAAATATCCCCAGGAAAGGCGTATGTACGGGGTTATGAGATCGATAAAGTAGGAACTACATCTCTTGATGCAGTTAAACCTAGAACGACCAAGAAGAAGGAAAATCAGTACTTACCAATCAATGTAGGTAATGTTGTAGAACTCGAAAATGTTACTGGTGTTCCTACAGTTGGATTTGGGTCTTCAGATTTAGTTTCTTTAATTGATAATAGAATAACTGGTGATACTACTATTGGTACTGCAACTACTATTGGTTATGCTAAAGTTTACGATTTTAATCAAAAATTTAATGTTGGTGTATCTACTGTTAAGCATAATATAAGATTATTTGATATTCAAACATTTACTACAGTTACAACAGGATCTAATATTACTGTTCTTGCTAATGCATTTGTTGAGGGACAATATAGTGGTGCTAGTGGGTTTGTGAAGGATGCTGTAGCAAATGGAACAGCATTAACATTATATGATACTAAAGGGTCATTCCAGATTAATGAACCATTATTTGTGAATAGTATTAATGTTGGTAGAAATGTTGCTGCAACAAGAGATTATGAATTTACAGATGCTAAATCATTGTATAGTGATGCAACTGTTGGAATAAACTTTACAGCAGATTTATCACTTAATGCTAAAAGATCTATAGTTACCGAAGGAACTGAGTTTTCATTTACTGCAGCAGGTGGTGGTATATCAACAGTTACTGCTCCATCAGTTGCATCATTTACAACTTTAGTAGAACCTGGGGATATTATAAGTTATAAAGTTGGTGGTCAAAGTTTACCAATATTTAATAGAGTTGAAACTGTTGCTGATGATTCATTTACAGTAAGTGCAATTAATAGTATTGCTGGAATATGTAATGGTAGTCTTGTCGCTAGTAGTCCAACAGGTATAGAAATTGTAGAACCATCTTTACAAGAAGGTAATTTTGATGGTTATCTAGTTCCAATACAGAATGAGTTTGTATCTTCTGTAAATCTTCTAAAGAGTAGTTACTTTGTACGTAAGCAAATTACTAAAAACGTACCAAATAGTCATGTTGCTGGTAATAACTTTAGTTTCAATATATCTGATATTGGAGATACTGATCTAATATTTGAACCATATACTGAAGTAGAATATTCATTTACTTGGGCAAATGGAGAAAAAGAAGTTGTTAGAAGAAATCAAGTAACATTTAATTCAACTTATACTACTTTAAATGTTGTTGGTTTATCTAAAAAGAATGCAAATCTTACATTGACTGCATTATGTAAGAGAACAAAACTTTCATCTAAAGAAAAAACAATTAGTAGATGTAATAGTCTTATTGTTAATAGATCTAAAAATGTAGGTGCAGGTATTGGATCTACTACATTTGGAGATGGATTGGCATATAGTGGTGTATACGGGACAAGAGTTCAAGATAGACAAATTTCGTTGAATGTGCCAGATATTCATAGGGTATTGGGAATATTTGAATCAAATGATTCTGCTAATCCTCAAATTCCATCATTAACAGTAACAACACAAACAAGTACATTTACTAATAATGTAACTGTAGGTGAACAAATACTTGGAAGCGATTCTGGTGCTTTGGCTCGTGTTGTAACTGTTAGTGGAGGTCAAAAATTAGAATTTGTTTATGAGAATGATCTAACATTTGAAATTGGGGAAGATATAACTCTTAAATCGTCTGGTATTATTGCAGAAATAAGTTCTTTAGTTATTGGTGATAGAAATATTATAAACAATTATAAACTTGATAAAGGTCAAAGATTAGAATTTGTTGATTATGGTAGAATTGTAAGAAATAAAGATTTCTCGGAACCTACTAAGAAATTAAGAATTATATTTGATTATTTCACAAATGATGAAACTAGTGGAACTATAGAAACAATTAACAGTTATAATGCTTTAGATTATTCAACAGAAATACCATTTGTTTTTGATCAAAAAGTAACTGATTATGTCGATCTAAGACCAAGAGTAGATGCATATACTCCATCTGCAACAGAAACTCTTTCACCATTTTCCTTTAGAAGAAGAAATTTCTCTGGATCATCTTCTGAGAGTTTAGTTTCAAATAAAACTGTTAAAATTGATTATAACTTCTATCTTGGTAGAGTTGATAGACTTTATTTGACAAAGGCTGGTATATTTGAATTAAAGAAAGGTGAACCATCAGAAAGTCCAAAAGCACCATTACCAAATAATGAAGCATTTGAGGTTGCTACCATTTATATGGATCCTTATGTTGTTAATGCAACTAGAGATTCTAATATAAAAATTATTCCTCATAAGAGATTTACCATGAAAGATATTGGTAGTCTTGAAAATAGAATTAAGAATCTTGAGGAATATACTACACTTTCTCTTCTTGAGACTGATACTAAGAATTTATCAATCAAAGATCCTAATACTGGATTGGATAAATTTAAGTCTGGTTTCTATGTAGATAACTTTAGAAATCACAAATCTCATAATTTGACAGGTGAGTCAAACTATGATATTGATATTGCAAGGGGAGAATTAAGACCTAGATCAACAGAAAGAAATGTTGCTTTGATGTTTGAAACAAAATCATCTAAGTTAGCACCAACAACTGCTGATTATAGATGGATTCAAGATTTTGATAATCCAAATGTTACTAGAAATGGTCCAGCATTAACTTTAAAGTATGATGAAGTTGCATTTATTGATCAACAAGATGCTACGAGAGTAGAAAATTTAAATCCATTTCTTATTGTTCAATATAATGGTTCTATTGAGATTACACCTGCAACAGATTTCTGGATTGATGAAGTTGCTTTAGAAACTCCAGATGTTGTAAGAATAGATTCCGTATTTAATGGAATGGCAAGTCTTCTTGGTGTTGAAGGTGAGAATGGTGGAATGGCAGCAAGTTTCTGGAATTCACATGAACAAACTTGGACTGGAAGAGAAGTAATGGATGCCATACAAACTTTAGAAACTAGAGATGTTGGTAGAACTGGACGTGAGACTTGGGGAACTCGTGAAATAGCAACTGAAACAGATGTAATTGCTCCAATTAGACAAACTGGTGTTGATAGAGAATTTGGTCTTGAATTAAGTGCTGGCACTGAAGATGTAAGTTTAGGTGAAAGAGTTGTAGGAATTGATATTTTATACAACTGCAGATCCAGAAATATTGAAGTTGTTGGTAAGAGATTAAAACCAAATACACAATATTATGTGTTTATGGAAAATGTTAATGTAACTAGATTCTGTATTCCAAAATTAATTCCAGTTACAATGACTAGAGGGTCATTCTCAGTTGGCGATATTATAGAAACTGGACCATCAATTCAAGTTCAAGGTCAAGCAACTGTTAAGTTTAGAGCAGCACAATCAAATCATAAGTATGGTCCATTTAATGCTCCAACTACAACATATGCTACTGAACCATATAATGGTACTGCATTAACTTCTTCATATTCAAATACAAGTACAACAATTAACCTTGATACTGCTGATATTGCACTTCCAGTGCAACCTGAACATATTGGATATATCAAGAAGGGTATGGTTCTTGCAAATACAACAGGAACTGCAGAAGCAGTTGTTGATACAGTAAGGTTAATGAGTGATGATAGTGGAACTATAATATTCTCATTACATATCCCTGATCCAAATATTGCAAGTAATCCTAAGTTTACTACTGGATCTAATACAATTAAAGTTACAAGTGATTCTGCAAATAGTAATATAACAGATCCAGGACAAGCATCTGCAGAAGGAATTTATGAGGCTACTGGATTCTCTCAGACCACTCAAGAACAAGTTTTATCTATCAGAACACCACAGATTGATAGAGTATTAGTTAATGAGCAACCTGTTACTCAAATTACACTTGGTGAAGAAACTATTCCTGGTTCTCGTTGGGAAACATGGAGGGTTAATCGTGACCCATTAGCACAATCATTTGAAGTACCTAGTAATAGGACAGATGCTAATGGAAGTTCAGCATATGCTACTGATGGTGTATTCATTACTAGTGGAGAAGCATATTTCAAGACAAGAGATACGTTAGATGTTCCAGTAACTGTTCAAATAAGAACTATGAATAATGGTTCTCCTACAGAAGTAGTAATAGCAGAAACAGAAATTGCTAGAGATGATGTTAATGTATCTACTGATAGTAGCACACCAACTAAATTTACATTTCCTGAACCTGTTTATCTTCAGTCTGGATATTGGTATGCTCTTGTATTGAAAGCAGATTCAACTGGATATAATGCATTTATTAGTAGAATGGGTGAAGTTGATCTTATCACAAATTCTCTTAATGATAAGCAACCAACTCTTGGATCTCTATTCAAATCACAAAACGCATCTACTTGGACTGCAAGCCAATTTGAAGATTTGAAATTTAAACTTAATAAGGCAAAATTTGTAACAGATACAGCATCTCAAGTAGTTCTTTATAATGCTGAGTTGCCTTTAGGTAAGATTACCAAAGAAAATCCAGTAGAAACATATTCTAAGAGACAACTTGTATCTATTGCAACAACAACTAGTACATTTGAGGAAGGTAATACTATAACTCAAATGAATGGTGGTAAGGAGCATCGTGGTAATGTATCTGCTTCTGGTGGACCTGTTAAGATAGGATCAACTTTAACCACTACTGTTGCATCAGGAATTGGAATGACAACTGGAGTATTTACTGGAGTTGGATTTACTGCTCTTACTGGTTATGGTAATACTGTTACTTGTACTGTAAATGTTACTGCAGGTTTAGCAGCAACAGCAACAGTAACTGGTGGTGGAGAAGGATTTGCTGTTGGAGATCTAGTAGTAGCAAATAATATTGGATGGACTGGATCTGGATTAAGAGCAGCAGTTGGTGTTGTTACGACAACCAACCTAGTTGTACTCGATGATGTATTTGGAACAATAGTTACTGGTACTGCATTAACCCATTATCCATCATCTGGAGCATATAAAGCAATTTCTGCACCAACATCTGCACCTACAGATCCAATTAGAGATGGATTTACCATGAAGTTTAATCATAGAAATCATGGTATGCATTCTGCACAAAATAAAGTTAGTGTAGTTGACTTTAATAGTGATGTTTCTCCAGTTTTATTATCTGATAATATAGATGATACAACTACTCAGTTTACAGTTGCAGATGTTGGAATATTAACTAGTTTTGAAGGTCAACCAGTTAGTGCTGCTAATACTGGATATCTAAAAATAGGTAAAGAAATTATTTCTTATACTGGTTTTAGTACAGCAGCGAATCAGATTACTATTGGAACAAGAGGAATTGATTCTAGTTTAAAAACAAATCATTCACAAAATGATATGGTTTATACTTATCAATTCAATGAAGTTTCTCTAAGAAAGATAAACAAAGTACATGATGTAAGCACTAAAGAAAGAGGATTTAATAGTTATTATATTTCTCTTGATGATACTAATAAATCTTTCTCTTCTTCAAAAGTTGGTGGAAGTAAGAACTTGAGAATATCTCAAAATATTCCATTTGAAGCAATTGATCCAAGAATTAGCGTAATAAATCCAACAGGTACAAGTGTTGGTGCTAGAATTAAGACTACATCTGGAACAAGCATAAGTGGTTCTGAATCATCATTTACAGATAAGGGATATGAACCAATATCTCTCAATAAGGTGAATGAATTGGATGATCCAAGAATTATTGCTTCTAAGACAAATGAATACAATTTACTTGGAAATAATAAATCATTTACTCTTGAATTGACAATGAAGACTAATAATGAAGATGTTTCTCCCTTCATTAACTTAAATGATGCTAATGTTATTCTAATGAGTAATTTAGTAGATCAAAAAGTAGGCGATTATGAAAATAATAGTTTAGTAAGAACTCCTGGATTAGATCCAAATTCTGCCATATATGAAACTAGAAAAATTGATTTAGAATTCCCATCAAATTCTCTTTATGTTCAATTTGATGCACATAGAGATGAAGAAGCAGATATTAGAGTATTCTATAAACTGTTTAGAAATGATTCTTCGGATTCTGGTCAGGTCTATATTCCATTCAACACTAATGGTTCTCCTGATAAGACTGTAAAACCAAATACTAAACTTAATACATTTAGTGAATATAAGTTTACAGCAGAGAATACTGCACAATTCAGTGGATTTATGATTAAAGTTGTTATGACTTCAACTAATCAGGCTAAACCACCTAGAATCAAAAACTATAGGAGTATTGCTTTAAGATCATTTGCAAGTGAATAATGAGTGATTACCTAAAAGTTGATTCTGATAGTGATCTCGTTAGAGATACTAATAACAATGCAATCATAAACAACAATAAGACTGAATTTGATAAATTTCTGAAGTTATCGGAAAGAAAATATAAAGAGAAGAAAGAGTTTGAGAATCTGAAATCAGATGTAAATAGTATGAAATCTGATTTAGAAGAGATAAAATCTTTACTCAAATCAATTGTGCGTAATTGATTTATAAATATCTTTAAGACTTATTTTAATGTTCTAATAATGGCAGCATATATTAGTAATATAGTAATTGATGTTGGTGCTGATTTTAATCAGACATTCAACCTTGAAGGAAGTAATAATGCACCTCTTGATTTGACTGGTTATACAGGTGTGTCTAAGATGAAGAAACATGCAGCTTCATTAAACACGACTGCTACATTTTCTGTATCTTTTCCAAACAGAGCACAAGGTCAAGTGAAAATTGCTTTAAGTAATACTATTACTAAAGCATTAAAACCTGGAAGGTATGGTTATGATTTGTTGCTAAAGGATGGATCTAATTTGATAACCAGAGTCGTTGAAGGTAGTGCAATTGTTACTGCTGGTATTACAACTACATTCTAAAACTTATGGCAGATATTAAAGTAAGAGTTGGATCTCAAAATGCAATAAAAGTTCCTGCAACATTTGGTGGTGCTGGTGGAACTTTAGGTGCTTTAAGTGACGTTGACATTTCAGGTGGATTATCTAATGGTATGGTTTTGGTATATAACTCTTCTACTTCTAAGTGGGAGTCCACTTTAGATTTAACACCAGGAACAACACAGAATTTGGACATCAACGGGGGTAACTTCTAGCCATGGCAAGTATTATTCGAGTAAAAAGATCGACGGGAACAGCCGCTCCTGGGAGTTTAAATTTCGGTGAATTGGGTATGACCGTTGGGGTAGGAACCCACGGTAATAAAGGTGGAAGACTATTTGCTGGTGATAACAGTTCAAACGTACAAGAAATTGGTGGTCGATATTACACCGATATGCTTAGTATTGCCCCAGGATTAGTTCAGGGTCAGGTAAACCCAACAACCAATACGAATGGATTTGTTCCAATTTTAAGTCATGGATATAATGGATATGTTGGTGATGGATCATCTCTTACTAATTTACCTAGAGTTGATCAGTGGACGGTAGATAATATAACTCTTAATGCAAACTCAATTCATACTAGTAATGCTAATGGTGATCTTATTTTAGATTGTCATGGAACTGGTGAAGTTATAATTCCAGATGACAGTTACCTTACTTTTGGTACTGATAAGAATGCTAAGATTGAATACGATGAAAACGGAACAGATAAAGTTTTAGTTACTGGTGCTTCATGGCAATTTAATGCTGGTATTGGTATTACTGGTGGTACAACTATTGATAATATTCAAATAAAACAAGATACTATTGCATCCACAAGTGGAAATGTAATGTATATTGATCCATATCCAGATGGATTAAGTAGTGAAGGTCTTTTAATTGTAAAAGGTAGTTTACAGGTAGATGGTACTACAACTACTGTTAATTCTACAAATGCAACTCTAAATGATCCAATTATGCACGTTGGTGATGTTACTAGTACATTGACAGTAATGACATATGATGTTGCTGTTGGTGTTTCTACAATAACAGTAGATAGCGTTGCTGGCATTAATACTGGTGATACTATTGCTGCTGCTGGACTTCCAAACTCTGGTTTGACTACTGTTACTGCATATAATACTAGTACAAATGTTATCACATATACTGGTGTATCAACTGCTGGTATTAGTACTGGTGGTCAAATAACAGTTACCCATGCATTTGATACCAACACTGATCGTGGTTTATCATTCACATACAATACAGGCACTGGATCTGCAAACAATAAAACAGGTTTCTTTGGTTATATTGATACTGCTGGTTCAGCACTTAATGGTGGTAACAGTAATGTTCCAGCAAGAGCATGGACTTACATTCCAGATGCTACTGTAACTGGTAATACTGCTGAAGGTGTAAGGGGTTTCTTAGATATTAAAGGTATCTATTTTCAAGGTGCTAGTGGTGGTGACTGGTCTACTAGCGGTGCTATATACTTTGACTCTACTGGTAAGATGACTTCTACTGGAACACCTGCTTCTGGTATAAGTACTTCAAACTACGTATTGACTACAAATGCAGCAGGAGTACCTGTGTGGACTACAACTCTCGATGGAGGCGTTTTTTAAAATATGGAAAATAACCGTGAAGTTGATATTAATGTATTAGTGCAATTATACAATCAAAGGTTATCAACTCTGACAAATCAAAATGTTCTTTTAGAAGCAAAGATTCAAACTTTAACTAAGGATTTTGGCGAAGAAAGAAAAAAGTTAATTGACCAGAATATTGAATTACAAAAATTTTATGATGAACAAAATGAAGATAAATACCAAAAGAAAGGTAAGGATTAATGGCAGTATGCACAACTAGAGAGCAATTAAAAGATTATGCTCTAAGAAAACTAGGTTATCCTGTCCTTGAAATTAACGTTGATGATGATCAGATTGATGATCAACTTGATGATGCTATTCAATATTTTCAAGAAAGACATTATGATGGTTCAGAAAAAGCATTTCTGAAGCATGAATTAACTGAAGCAAATTTAAATACAATAAAAACTAGTAATACTACAACAACTGGTGGTGGCAGTGGATTTCCTGGTGGTGCATCATGGACAGAAAGAAATAATTATATACAACTACCCGATCATGTACTCGGAGTAGAAAAAGTATTTAAGATGGATGCGAGTACTATATCAAGTGGATTATTTAATATTAAATATCAAATATTCTTAAATGATTTGTATTATTATGGTGCTCTTGATTTAATGAACTATGCTATGGTTAAAACCTATCTTGAGGATTTAAGTAGACTTATTACTCCAGATGTTCAACTTAGGTTTAATAAAAAAAGACATAGATTATATTTAGATATTGATTGGGATCAAGTTTCTAATGATACTTACTTAATTGTTGAATGTACTAGACTTGTAGATCCAGCTGGATGTGATGATCTTTATAATGATTGGTGGTTAAAAAGGTATGTTACTGCTTTAATTAAAAGGCAGTGGGGTATTAATATGATGAAGTTCCAAGGAGTTATGCTTCCTGGTGGAGTTTCTTTAAATGGAAGACAAATGTTTGATGACGCAAAATTAGAAATTGAACAACTTGAATATGAACTTAAGACAGAATACGAGTTACCACCGCTTGACATGATAGGATAATGCCATGCCTCTTTCTCCCTATTTTCTGCAAGGATCGACTAGTGAACAAAGATTAGTTCAGGATCTCATCAATGAACAATTAAAGATATATGGGCAAGATGTTGTATATCTTCCCAGAAAGATTGTTAATAAAAAATCTATTATTAAAGAGATTGTAGCATCTACATTTGATGATGCTTACAGATTGGAAGCATATCTATTAAATTATCAAGGATTTGAAGGATCTGGAGATATATTATCAAAATTTGGTGTAAAGACAACAGATGCAGTTAATCTTGTTGTTTCTAAAGAAAGATATGAAGACTTTATTACTCCATTCTTAGGTTCTGATGTAGAAGTATCTACGAGACCACAAGAAGGAGATTTAGTATTTCTTCCTCTTGACAATACTATGTTTGAGATTAAGTATGTTGAGGCAAGAAAACCATTTTATCAATTAAACAATTTATATGTCTATACCTTAAGTTGTGAGGTAATGGATGCTGAAATTGATCAGGATATTGATACGAGTATTGAAGCAGTAGATACTGCTGTAGATCAGTTTGGTTATATTACAACGTTAACTATGGTTGGTCTTGGTGCAAGTACTGCAACTGCAACTGTTCAAAAAGCAACTACTCCAAGTGGATTAAGTGATGGGGATGGTCTTGGATATATTGATTTAATTAATGATGGAACAGGATATACAGTTCCACCAACAATTGGTATTTCAACAGCACCAAGTGGAGGTATTAATGCAACTGCTGTTGCTATTATGACAAGTCGTACTGGTCAGACAGGTCAATCTATTGATAGAATACTTTTAACTAATCCAGGATTTGGGTATACAGTACCACCTACAGTTACAATTAGAAGTGCAAATGTTTTAGGATCTGGTGGTATAGCAACTGCTGTTATTGGTGTAGATGGAGTAAGTGCAGCAACTGTTACTGATGGTGGAAGTCAATATGGAGCAATACCAAATGTTAAGGTAAGTACTTCAACACCTGGTGCAACAGCAACTTCATTAGTTGGAACTGCAACTTCGACTAGTAGCACTGTCGGTTTTATTACAGGATTTACAATTACTAATGGTGGAATGGGATATAAGACTGCTCCAACAGTTACTGTGGCTGCACCTCCTACAAGGACAGGTGTAGTAACAGCATGGTCACCAGCAGGATATAGTTCTTGGGGAACTAATTTTGCTGTTGGTGATGTTTGTTTAATTAAACCTGCAACTGGATATAGTCCAGTAGGAACAGGAACCGATGCATATGTAAAAATTACAGCAGTTGATGGTAGTGGTGCAATAACAGCGAGTGAAATTATATATGGTGGACATAGTTATGTTTATGGTAGATTTTATCAAATTGATCCTCCACGAACTGGAAATAGATCTTTAGAGCAATTGGTTGGTAGTAATTTCCTTGGTGCAGATGACGATACAGTTGATTCAGGAACACAGGCAACAGCAACAGCAAGTATCACTGCAGGGGTTGTCACATCAATAACTATAACTAATGCAGGTGCTGGATATAGTACTGCACCAGCAGTTACTATTTCTAATATAGGAACTAATAAAAATCCTGTTAGTGTTTATGTGGATGCACTTGCAGAAGCAGTTCTTAATACGAATAATGAGGTTGCTGCAATTAGATTTAGTAATGCTGGTGCAGGATATACTGTATCACCAACAATAATAATAGATCCACCTGCTGCTGCAGGATTTGCAACAGGAAATTATCAATATAAAGAACTTGTTAGAGGAGTTAGTTCTGGAACAACTGCTCATGTACAGAGTTGGGATTATGATCAAAGAATACTTAAAGTCACAAGACCTAGTGGTAGTTTCATTGCTGGAGAAGCAGTTGTAGGGATTGGAACTACTTTAGGTGGAACTGATACTAAGTATATTGTTAAGAGTGCATCAGATCAAGACGAGGAAGATACATTTAATGAGAATACTCCATTTGAGACTGAAGCAGACGCAGTTTTAGACTTTACTGAAGACAATCCATTTGGGGAGTTCTAAATAGTTATTATAAGTAAACCACAACATTATGTTAGGACAATATTACTATCACGAAATTATTAGGAAGACTATCATAGCATTTGGTACTCTTTTTAATACTATTGATATTCAACATAAGAAATCCGACGGATCTATTCATAGTAGTGTCAGGGTTCCGATTGCTTATGGTCCAGTTGAGAAATTTCTTGCAAGATTAGAACAGAAACCAGATTTAAGACAGAGAGTAGCAATAACTTTACCTAGACTAGCATTTGAAATGTCTAGTATTCAATATGATAATTCCAGAAAAGTTTCTACGATGCAAACCTTTAAAGCATCAACCACTACTGGTACTAAAGTTGCAAAGAAACTTTTTATGCCAGTTCCTTATAATATTGGATTTAGATTATCAGTAATGACACAATATAATGAGGATGCATTACAAATTATTGAACAGATACTTCCATATTTCCAACCATCATTTAACTTAACAGTAGATTTAGTTAAATCTATTGGAGAAAAAAGAGATATTCCTATGGTATTGGATAATCTTTCCTTTGATGATAATTTTAGTGGTACATACGATGATAAAAGGGTAATTACACATGATTTGAATTTCACTGCAAAGACATACTTATTTGGTCCCGTTCCTACTTCATCTGAAGGACTTATTAAGAAAGTTCAAGTTGATTATGCTGCACGTACTAACGATAGAAAGACTGCTTCTAGAGATCTTAGATATACCGCAGAACCAACTGCTACTAAGGATTATAATGATGATGCAACTACAGTCCTTGCTGCAAATCTTGATGCTAAGAAGACTGAATTTGATGTTGGTGATGCAGTAAGTCTTGTTGAGAAGACATACATACAAATTGATAATGAAACAATGTATATTAGAAAAATTACTGGAAATACATTGTTAGTTAATAGAGGTGAATATAGCACTACAATTGATACTCATAATCAAGGTACTGCAGTTAATGCTATAAATGCAGAAGATGATGCTTTATTAGATCTTGGTGATGACTTTGGATTTAGTGAAAATAGATTTGATTTTAATGATGGTAAAACTTATAGTCCATCTAAAGGAGTTGATGTATGAGCAAGTTTGACAGTATAAATGAATCTCTTGACATTGAAGTTGTAGATCAAGCAAAAGATGTCATTAAAGAATCAAAAAAGGAACTTAAAAAGTTAGAAAGGGAAAAACCCGATTCTATTCGTGATTATGAATATACTAGAGGTAATCTTTATTCATTAATAGAAAAAGGACAAGAGGCACTTGATAGTATTTTAGAAGTTGCACAGGAAGGTCAACAACCAAGAGCATATGAAGTTGTTAGTCAATTACTTAAGAATGTAGCAGACACAACTGATAAATTGATTGATTTACAATTAAAGACAAAAGAATTAAATGCAGAAGAGAAAAAGGGACCATCAACTGTAAATAATGCTTTGTTTGTTGGTTCTACTGCAGAACTACAAAAACTCTTAAAAAAT